ACTCGGAAGGGATCAAGCGACTGCGCGAGGATCACGACATCCTATACAAACGGGTCGTGCAACTCGAGCAACGATTCGCGATCGGCGGCGGTGCTGTCGGCGCAGGGGTTCGACGATCTGCCGAGTTCGTCAAGGTCACCACGCAGATCGGGCAACGCGTCACGACGACGCTCGGCAAGGGAAAAGCAGAGCTATACAAAATAACAAAGGACGCCTCGGACGTCGCGACCTATGAGGCAGTTCTCGATGCGGCTGGCGATCCGGTTGAGGTCGACGTTTACAACTCGTCGCTCGTTCCGGTTCCAGTAGATGCCTTTATCCGTATATCGCGAGACTTCCGAAGCGGTGTCTGGATGACGGGTGAAATGCAGACAGCCGTCGCGAAGGCTGGAGCGTCAGGCGTGACAGCTCGAGTCGGAACGACAGCGGGCAGCGGAACCGTCTCAGTCTATTCTATCGTTGCGGGAGTTCTGACAGACACAGGTCAAGACGTGACGGCGTACAGTTTGAGCGCAACAGCCGTGGCAAACAATGCCTACATCACAATCAAAAGATGCTCGCTCGACGAGGAGTGGATTGTCGACGCGGAGGACTGTGGATAATGAGCCTGAAACTTTCAGCCGGTTGTCAGTGCTGTGATACTCCGCCGCCGCCGAATACATGTTCGAACTGCTGTTCTGACAGCACAGTTCAAACTGAATTCGACGCCACGTTGACAGGCTTATCCGATGGCACGAATTGTGATATTTGCGAAGATTTAACTGGCGTATTCACGTTGGATGGGATAAGTGAAAAATCTGAGGGAACTGGATGGGTGGACGGGTGGAGTGGCGTAACGGGGGCATTTGGAAGTTGGTCAAGAGCTGCGGACATTCCATCGGGTGCGACTCATGCCTGCGTATGGAACTACACATTCCCTACGGTGTCCGGTATTTATCCAAATTGTCAATGGAATGAAGATGTGGGAATGTTTCCACCGTTTGACACTATACTCTACTCGTTTACTATTTACGGGTACACATTAGCAAAATTTAGAATATCAGCGTCGTCATTTGTTTGGCGGTTTATTGTCAATTATCAAATGACGGTCTCTTGTAGTTCATCTTTTGGAGATCATGATTCGTCGATTTACAATGATGGTTGGTATTGGGAAATAACGGAAATTACGAACGATTGTAGTTTGAATAGTTCAGATTCTTGGACGTCAACGGTTCCGACCTTTGATCTTGATGTTACCTGTGTTCATAACACTACAGCCAATTTTGCCGACTTTTGCGGTGGTGCTTTATCTTTGACCAGTGTAGTGGACGGCTGATGGATTGTAACTTTAAACCATACGAGGACGGCGTTCGCTGTGTGAACTGTGACAAGGTAAAGCCACGTCCAACGAAACGCAACTGCGACGCGTCTGACGGACTTGGCGAACGAATTGCGGGATTCATAAAGGCGACCACTGGCATCAAGGCGTCGAACTGTGGAGGCTGCCAGGGACGTCGCGAAGCACTCAACCGATTGACAGCCAGACGGCGGCGCAAAAAGGAGGAGCGTGATGGGACGTAAACGAAAAGAACGATTCGACAGCGGTGGCATGTACTTAAACAAAAACGACAGCAAAGCCGCGTCAAAAATTGACCGCGCAACCGCCAAGGCAGAAAAAACCGAGTTAAAGATTCGCCTGGCAGATGCTAAAAGTCGGAAGCGTAAATGGCTTGCTGCGATCTTGGTTCTCGGAATCGCCATTTATTTTATCGTCAGCGGTTCCGGTTTGTCGGTGCTGAATTCTATTAAGTCATTTTTACCAACAGGAGATTAATCATGTTTGCAGACATCAAAAAAGCATTTACATCAAAGCGGACGATCGTCGCGGTTCTCACCGCGCTACTCGTTGCAGTCAATAGTCAACTGGCGACGCCGCTGCTCGATGAGGCGACGCTGCTCAAGATTGTCGGCATCGCTTCGGCTTTGATTGTCGGTGATTCGCTTCGACCCACAGCCCCAAAACCAGCCGCCACAGAATGACACGTTTTGAACTGGCAACGCTGACCGACTAAGATATGCAGATAGCGGCGGTTTTTCATTTACCTGCCTTTCTGCCGCTCTGGGGTTCGATCGTCGCTCATTCGATCGAATCCCTATTTTATTAGCCTTGGACGACCCATGCCTGAAAACAAACAAATACACGAGAGCCTCGACGAGCTGCGTGATGCAGTCGTCAAGATGGACAAGCGACTCGAACGAATACGCTGCCAGATGGATCCCCTGGTCAAGTTGATGCAGGGCAACGGCAAGGAGGGCTTGCCGACGCGGTTGACGGTCACCGAGCAGCGGTTGAGCGTGATGGAGAAAAGTGCCGCGTGGGTTATGCGGTTGACGGTCACGACCCTGCTGTCTGCGATCGGTGCGGTCGTTTATATGCTCTTGAGCCGCGTTTGATATTTTCTTAATTTTTCTATAATTGATATTGCAGGATTTATCTTAATTTAGTTATGATTGCGACGTCGAGTAATTTTTCGACTTGAGCAAGTAGACAGCAGGTATCAAAAATGTCCCGACCGATTACGTTCGATGAAGCGTCTAGAATCAAATACCTTAGACAGCAGGGATTGTCTTATCACAAGATCGGGCGCGACGTTGGTCGCAACCCTGCGAGCTGCCTGCGCATCTGCACAGGTGAACGCGGAGCGTTGATGAAACAAAAGGCGTGGCGGTGTGGCGGCTGCGGTGCGATGATTTGCAAACCGAAGTGTCTCGCCTGCCAAATGAATCAACTGCGATTTATCAAACGAAGCAACGAAGGCGCGAGCCGTTGGTCTACGTTGATCAACGATAGAACTCGAGCAACGAAGAAGATTAATAAATTTCTATAAGGGGAATAGTGATGACTTTAAGCAAAGGCAGGAAACCAGAAACCGTCAAACCGCGACGGCTGAAGATGATGGTCAGCGGTAACGCTGGCAGCGGTAAAACATTCGGAGCGTTAGGTTTTCCGAATCTATTTTTTATCGATACCGAAGGCGGTGCGACCGAGCCAGAATACACGGCATCGCTTCAAAAGTCGGGAGCGTTATACATGGGGATAGATGAGGGATCGCAGAACGCGATCGACGTGATCGAGGCATTTCGTGACCTGCACGTCCAGCAGCACGACCGTCTAACCGTCTGCGTCGACTCGCTGACGAAGTGGTTCAATATGCAAGTCCAGGAAGCGACAGAACGCGTCGGGTCAGAATATGGCATCGATAAAAAAGAAGCGTTGCCGTGGATGCGGAAGCTGATCCGATACATGGACTTAATCGACATGAATGTGATTTTAATTTGTCACTCTAAAACCAACTACGAAAACGGACAGCCAGACGGGACGACGTTCGACTGCTGGGATAAGCTCGAGTATGAGTTAGACATGTGGCTTGAGGTTACCCGCGAAGGCGGTAAGCATATCGCGACAGTCCGCAAGTCACGCGTCGCTGCGTTTCCACTGGGTCACCGCGTCGACTGGAATTTTGACAGTCTCGCTGACATTTATGGACGAGCTGACGTCGTGAAGCAGGCGAAGCCAGTGGACAACGGCGAACTGCTCAAAGGTCTGATCTCCAAATTCTCGATCGACGCGAAGACGGTCAAAAAATGGACGGATAAAGCAGGCGTGAAAAAGGTGACAGAATTAAACGACGAGCAAACGGCGGGTTGTGTTGATTGGATCAACAAGAACTTCACCGTTGCATAATTTTTTGAAAGGTAGGTATTTATGATTAAGCAAAGAAAACGAGTATCGACGAAAGGTATTCTCAACGCGTCGAATTGGGTGCGTGAGAATGTCCACCAGTTGACCGATCTCGAACTGACAAAGACGCAGTGGTGCGAGAAGTTGTCGGAAGGCTCAGGCGAGCAGTTCACTATCTCGACCGCGATTGAGATCCTCGAGGCGTGCGGTGTTCGTACAGGTCGCAAGTCACCGGAGGAAACTCTGTTGAGCCGCGTGATGATGCTCGAGCAGCAGGTCGTCGGATTGGTTCACGCGATCAATTCAATAGAACGGGATGAGCCACAGCCGGTCAACGGTGATGGGCGATTGTTTCCCAGCTCCTTTAATGCTGAAAGCGAGGTCGAAAATGAGTTTTCCAGAAGTTGAATTAAAAGACAATCCCGTCCTTAATATGCTCCGCGTCAATAAATGGATTCGCGTCAATATTGATCGTCTATATCTGCTGACCAGAACGGTCGAGCATTGGCAGGAGTTAATCGAGGACGGGTCTGGCGTGCATGTGCCGCTGGACGTTGTTGAGAAGTTGTGTGAGATGAATAAACTGACGACTGTAATAATTTTGGAAGGGGAGATTTAATGTTGATAACTAAAGACTGGGCAGATGATGACAGCGGCGGGACGTTCCTGCTGCCTGAAGGGAAATATTCCTTTGAGGTTTCCAAAGCGGAGCAAAAAACTAGCAAAGCCGGAAACGACATGATCGAGATCACCTTGCACGTCTACGACGGGAAAGGCGGTGCGAAAGTGTTCGTGTATGACTGGTTGACATCAGCGTTCAAAAAGAAGGTGGTCGACTTCTGTCGCTGCGTTGGCTTGAGCGATCTGGTCGACGGTGGCGAGTTGACTGCGATGCGTTGCGTCCAGCGGACGGGTGAGGTTCATCTTATCCAGGAGGAGTACGACGGCAAGAAACGCAACAAGGTCGACAGGTACGACTATGAGACGCCGCAGAAGCTGCCAGCGGGGGACGACATCCCGTTTTGAGTTGCTCTAATTATTTCGGCTGCTTCCAGATGCTAGGAAGTCGACGCGATCGTATTATCGATGTCGTCGCGGACAATGACCGCGAAGCCTTGACGGAATACCGCCGCCACTGGGAGCGAGCGAAGGCGACGACGGACGTGACGAACGGCTGGCTATTTGAGCGACGCGGGCGGCTGATATTCAGGACTACAACGGCACACGATTACAACGAATGAGAGGCGGGACATGGACGGAAACTGGATCAAGGTCAACAGACAAATACTCGAGAGCAACGTCTTCGAGGACGCGAAAACCTTTAAGGTGTTCATGTGGATTCTATTAAATGCCAACTACAAAAAGCGGACGCTGCTCAACGGTTTAACGCTCAAAGCCGGTCAACTTTGCACGTCTCGCGAACGCATTGCGGCGGCTTGCAATATGCACCCTTCGAGCGTCTCACGCGTATTAACGCGGTTAAAGCGTTGTAATTCTATCGCGCAAAAAGCGAACAGCCGAGGAAGTGTGATTGAGGTTATAAATTGGGGGTTATTCCAGCACGTCGACTCGACACCCGAACAGCTAACGAACAGCAAACGAACAGCTAGCGAACAGCTAGCGAACACAGAAGAAGAAGGTAAGAAGGAAAGAACCTTAAATATATGTCCGCAATCCGATGGATTGCAGACCGTCAACGGGTCGAAAGGTCGAGCAGAATACTCGGAGGAGTTCGAGCAATTCTGGCAAACCTTCCCATCTCGCCGGAAAACCAAAAAACGCAAAGCGTTCGCAGATTTTAAGAAGGCGATCAAACGCGTTGACGTTGCGACCCTGATGACAGCCGTCGAGGAATACGCGAGATCGAACAAAGGACGCGGCGAGTTCTGCCAGATGCCGTCGACATGGCTCAATGGCGATTGCTGGGAGGACGACCGAGCGAGCTGGGACGAGGGGACGCCGATCCCAGCGGCACGCAAACCAAGGACACAGCAGCAAACGCGATTACAGGCAGCAGAGACGCGGCTGGTGGCGATGCGTTCTGAGTTCTCGATGATGCCGCAAGGCGACGACCGCGAAGCCGCTGTGGCTGAGTGGCAACGCTGCAAGGAAATCCTCGCAACGATGCAGGAGGGGACGCCATGCAAAGCAAGCTAACAAAAACACTACTCGCGACCGCGTTCCTGCCAGCGGCGATCGCCTCCTGGTTTATATATCGCGAGATGACCGCGACGGTCACGTCCTACGTCTTGAGCGTTGCCATTTTTGTATTTATCTGGCTCGCACTGTTTGCGGTGCAGGCTGCCGTCTTGATCGTCTGCGGGTACAACATCAACGGGTCACCAAATTAATTAATTGTTTTTTGAAAGGGTTGAAAAGATGAGAGCGAGATTTATCAAAGTTGGAATACGCGAGCGTATGATGGTGCGAACAAACAACACGGCGGCATTGTGTCACGTTGCGGACACGCTCAAAGGCGCGGGATTCGTCGAGGTGGGTCTGATCCGCTTCTGGCTGCACGTCGTGCGACCGCGACGCGTGAATACATACGAGCCAAAGGTCAAGATCAAGGCGAGCAAATGAGCGACCCTGTGAACCACCCGAGTCATTACGTCGTCGGCGGTCTGGAAATGTTTGAGACATTCCGCACCGTTTACGGCGACGACGCTGCGCTCGGGTTCGCGTTGGGCAATGTGTTCAAGTATTCATGGCGAGCAGCGAACCAGAACGCGAAGCACCAGGACAGTTCGAAGCAGGTCGAGGACTTGCGGAAGGCGGCGAAGTATATCGAGTTCGCGATCGGGATACTGGAGACGGACGAATAGTTATTAACAACTTTTTTATTTGGAGAATGAGCAATGGACGAAAACAATAAACCAAGACCACCATTAAATATGGACGTCGTAGACAATCCAATAAATACGGACTTCATAAACAAGCACCCCGACATAACAACCGGCAAAGAACATCACGTCGCTACTGCTCTCTGTCAGTTTTCCGGTAAAGATGCATATTGCAATCCATCTCGCGCGGCGATATGTAAGAGGACAAGATTATCCAAAACCGCCGTAAAAACCGCGCTCAATAAATTGCAGGAGAAACAAATAATAGAAGTTCTCCACGATTTTTATGAGGACGGCTCATGTAAAAGCAACACCTATGTGATTCTTGCACCAGCTAACAAGGCAATGACAGACCGGCTGAAAATCAATTTTCATAATCAAGGAGCGTATGACTATGACGATGACAATCATGGCGAATGAAAAGAACACAGTACCATATCGCGACGGCAATCAGCCGGAGGACTTGACGCCTTGCTGCGGCGAGCAGCCGCGACAGGGCTGGTCGTTTATGGGTTCTTTTATCTGGTGCAATCAGTGCGGCGAAAAAATGCACAGCAGCACGCTCGACCAGTGGCAGCTCGGCGAGAAGTGGAACGATGAACATGCGGAGACGCCAGAAGCCGAGTCGGTGATCTGTCGACAATGCAACGGCACAGGCAAGACGAGATTTTCGCCGAGGTCGATCACCGAGATAAAAGCACGATGCTCGTCGTGCGATGGCACTGGCGAGATTGAAACCGAAGGGGAACAAAATGGGTAGGATTTATAAGAATTGGTTTTTCCATAACATGTTTGCTCACCCTTTGAGCGAGGTCGCTTATTGGCTGACGCGACCGCTGGGGAAAACCAAAGCGGACGCGATCTCGAAATATATACATGACGCAACTATTCCGGAGGGGGACAGCGATGGGTAGGATGCAAAGGTCAAAAGGTGCTAGAGGTGAACGAGAACTGGCTCGCGAATTGACGCGGGTGCTGGGCGTCGAGACTGGTTCGATCTATCGGTCGGTGCAGCACGCAGGCAAAGAAGGGGCAGGCGACGTCCTCGGTGTGCCTGGTGTCCATATCGAAAGCAAACGCACCGAGAGCCTGTCGTTATATAAAGCGATGGAGCAGGCTCTCGACGACTGCGGTCGCGACATCCCGATCGTCTGCCATAAACGGAACCTCCAACAGTGGCTCGTGATCTGCGAGCTGCGTGATCTGGTGAAATTGTCGCGGGCAGTCGTGGCGATCGTGGGAGAATCTGATGATCTTAATGCTGGCGAATAACACCGGACGCAATGTTCGGAACCTGTGGAAGCAATACCCAGATCGATTCGCTTGTATGTTCGGGCTGACCGGATGGCGAAACGTCCCGATTCCGTACTGCTGCGACAATGGTCGTTTTATCGCGACGACTAAAAACAAGCCGTGGGTCGAGAAACAGTTTGCGGAATTGCTGGAGCGTTCGGCAGGACACACACACCCGCCGATCTTTGTGGTGACGCCTGACGTCGTGGCTGATCGAGATGCAACGCTCCGCGAGTGGGATAAATGGACGCATCCGAACAGTTGGTTTATGTCTTACAACTTCCCGCGAGCGTTCGTGGTTCAAGATGGCATGACGCCGGACGACGTGCCAGAAAATGCCGATTGGGTTTTTATTGGCGGCAGTCAAAAATGGAAGCGGCAAAACATCTATCGATTCTGTCGAGCGTTTGAGAATGTCCACGTTGGCGGCATCAATTCACCGCGTCGCCTGTGGCACTGTCACGAGTCCGGAGCCAAAAGCATCGACGGCACTGGCTGGACGCGTGGCGACAAGCAGCAATGGATCGGACTGCTGCAATATTTATACAGAAGTCAAAACGCACTCGGCGAGAAACAAGGTCGGCTATTCTCAATGTACGAAGCCGACGCAATGGGCGCGAGGATGGATCGCAAAAGCGTCCAGTGGTTGCAAGCCTATTGTATGCCCAAGACCCACGGCGACACGCCAGCAGATTCAACCGAGACTGGATTGATTGACGAAGCACTTACAGAGATCGTGGGAGAATCCGATGACTGATTTATGGAAAAAGACCGACGCCACAGTCGGAGACAATCGTATTTTTATTAGCTTCTCGGGAGGACGCAGCAGCGCGGTAATGACGAAACTGCTGCACGAACGATACCGCGCATCTAATGAAATTATAATTCTGTTTGCGAATACAGGATGCGAGCATGAGGAGACGCTGAAGTTTGTCGACGAGTGCGACCGTCGTTTCGGTTGGGGTGTGGTGTGGCTTGAGGCAATCACTCACCCAGATAAAGGGATCGGCGCGACTCATAAACTGATGGACTTTGAGAGTGCAAGCAGGAACGGCGAACCCTTTGAGGCGTCAATAAAAAAATACGGAATCTACAACTCGACGAACCCGTCATGCACAAGGCAGCTCAAGGTCGACGTGTTCCAAAGTTATTTACGCGGACTCGGTTGGGAGACTGGAATCAAAAACAAAACGCATTACACAGCAATCGGAATCAGAGCCGACGAGATGGACAGGATCAGCGAAGCACACAAAGAGCATAAGTATCTTTACCCGCTGGTCGATCTTGGAATCAGAAAGCGAGACGTCGCACTTGAGATAAAACGGTGGGACTTTGATCTGGGTATTCCGAGCGACGCTTATGGTAATTGTGTTTGGTGTTGGAAAAAGTCGTTGCGTAAATTAATGACGTTAGCAAACGAGGACAGCAGCGTCTTTGACTTCCCGAAGAAAATGGAAAAGTTGCATAGTGGGGTAAAGGCAGAATCAAAGTCAGCCGCCCCAGATGGCAAGCGGTATTTCTTCCGACAATATCGCAGCAGCGACGACATTATCGAAATGGCTCAAACAAAAGATTTTACGCCCTATCGTGATGACGAATATGAACACGGGATCGCGGCGGGCTTGTTCGACGCCGATGGCATTATCAACGATCTCGATATAGGCGGCGGGTGTGGCGATGGGTGCGAAATAGGTGCAGACGATACACAGTAACGGCTGCGGACTCTAAAAAGACGCCTAAAAGACGGTAAAAAAAAGACCGTTTTTCTTTATTTATTTATGCCCAACGGCATTGATGCCGATTGTATTAGTATGCCGCAGGGCATATAATTAGGGCATGAGAAACAATAACACTAACCACGAAAGCAGGAATCAAATGAGCAATTTAAATTTAACCAGCGTATTAAAATTAACAGGGGACGAACTAAGAGCAAAAGCTCCAGCGGAGCTTAAAGCGATCCATGAGTTTTTAATTAATGTAGACATCCGACCCATCTCATACGATGAATACTCAAAACTTATGTTGCGGATTGGTTACCTCGAACGCAACCACGCGGAAACAGTACGCTAGTCGAAACCGCTTCGGCGGTCTGGCAGGACTGGTCGCCTGTCACTGATGAGACAGACCAATTCAAACTTTAGAAAGGCAGGACGAAGATGAAAGTAGAAATATCAACATATCAAGCAGCTGACTTACTATTGCGAGACGATAACGCAAGCTGGTCACGACCGGCAGCTTTTGCAATCGTGGAGTACTTTGAAGAACTGCAAGAAGATTATGCTGTTGACTTTGACACCGTAGCTATACGCTGTGAGTTTAGTGAATACAAATCAATCCAAGAGGCAGCTAATCAATACGCGGACTCTTTACATATTGACCCGATGGAATGGTTACAAGATCGAACGACCGTGATATTGACCGACAGCGACGCTGTAGTTATTCAAGATTTTTAACGGGGGCAACCCCACAACCGAAAGGCAGGAATAAAATGAGCAAGTATAAAGTTACAATATGCAGCAACGTCGAACACCTTACCAGCGGCGTCGAGCTGCCAGACGAGGACAGAAAAGAGATCGCATTGATGGCAATTAATAAAGCCGTCGACACCTTTTGCGATGATGAGATAAAAATTCAGAAATGGCTGGCGGCTCACTCGAGCGAGATCGAAGTCGAATACCAGCAGTCTTTTCAAAAGTGGAACGGCGGGTATTTTTATCGGATGAACGAATACCGAGAAAAGGGATGGGGCAACGGGTTGGCGTTCGGGATCATCGCGATCGAAAGCGACGACAGCCTCGAAACGCTGCCGCCGACCGTCATCAACATCATGGAGCGAATGTCGCATACCTTGCGGACAGTCATGCTGACCGAGGAGGTGCGTCGTGGTGCTTAAAATATTTATCGGAATTTGGGTCGTGGCTGTGATTGCAGTTTGCAGGATGAGCGACGAACAGAACAAACAGATACAGGCGGCGATGCTTTGCGTGATCGCTTTTGCGATCGGCTGCGTCGTATTTTTTAGATAACACACCTATAATAAAGGCAGGTAATAAGATGAACAATATCGAACGAATACAGGCGATTATCGTCACGCTGCTCGGAGCAGCAGAACGCGGAGGACTAGATCGAGAGGTCGCGGAATCTATGCACGACGACATAATGAACCGAATCACAAATCAGAGCGACGAGGCGGTCGACTTGATCGCTCGGCGACTGGTTGAGGTGGCGAATTACGAAGAATAAAAAAACCGCGTCAATGTTGAAGCACTGACGCGGCTCCGTGATCGAAATTAATTACCAACAATCACAGAAGGAAAAAACAATGATACCATTATCACAAACAAAAGCGATAGGCTGGATTGGGGACGCCATGAAGAAATCAAGAGCGATAAAGATGATTAAAAAAGTGAGGCATCGCAAAGGCATCAGCAGCTTCAAAGCTGCCGAGGACGCTGGCATCAATCAGTCGACCTGGAGCCGCACCGAGAACGGACTGCGGGAAACGAGCTGGGACGTAATACTCAAGATGTCCAAGGCGGTCGGACTCGAGGCGACTATTACGATCCGCGATGGCGATTAATCCCGATCACTCCACACCATCGGCGTCCTGCGTCGGTGGTTTTTTTATGCGCTTAGTCAAAGGTGTCGGAAAGCCGACCGAGCCACCTCGCCCAAATCCAAGCTTTAACGCAAAGAATCATCAGGTAGATTGTCGCCATCGAAAAGAACGCAGTCCCCATCCGGTAAAACCATTTGTTGTCATCCATCAACTCAACTCCTCGACGGTTCGCTTCAACCCCTTTTTTTTGTGCATTGTAAAATTGACGAAATAACCACCGAGCGATCTGGCTCCGCGACCCTTCTCGATATGGAATCCTAGACCCTCGCTCGAGTATTCGTCCTTGTATGTTCCGAGCCTGAGATAATGGACGTCGACGAGTTCGACCTTATTGCTGCTGTTCAGCTTCGCTTTGCGAACTGGGACAGCCTCCTTCCAATGGGTGTGACCTGCTGCATAAATGTCAATGTTGCCGCAGGTCTGCGCCGAGTAGTGCGTCGTAAAATGATTTGTTGCTCGCGTCGACGGCGATCCACCGCCAAAGCCGTGATGGTAGTACAGCGTATTGCTGCGGTAAACTGTGCCGTACATTTTGAAATGAAAACGCACCCATCCACCGTAGCCGCCTTCTTGAGCGATGCCGCCGTTGCTGCGGATCAACTGACACAAACGCGAGACGAGGCAGGTGTCGTGTCGCTTGAGGATGCTCGTCTCATGGTTGCCAACACCGATGACCGCGATCTGTGAATAGTACGGTTTTAGCCAGGCGGCGAAGTCGTTGACGATGCTGTCGAGATAGTCGGGTAGCACATTTGACTTACGGAGATGACGACTCGCTCTCGCGTCCGCGCTCGATTCCATGGCACAAAACGAGTCACCGATTAACAAAACTGGCGCGTCTCGCCGCTTTGCTTCGTCGAGATGTTTCGCGAGCAAGTCGCGATCACAATGCGGATTATCAAAGTGTAGATCGCTCAACAGCATGACGCTCTGCACGTCCTTCTGCGTCTTGAGTTTGAACTTGAGCGAGTGGACGTTGCGAGCGTGTCGACGTAGTTCGAAGGTCATAGAGTCTCCAGCAAGTGGAACCCCACCGCTTTCATTGTTGCAAATAATCGGCACGCGGCAACAATGGAGAACATCGGGCAGGTAATTCGCTCCGACCTATAAACCACAAGGATCAAACGCAATGGCATCAGGCACTACAGACAGAGGGAAAAAGTTATTGCTCGATTACGCGTTCGAAGCGTCAACAGTTCCGACGACGTATTATCTGGCACTACTCACATCAGCAACGACGCCGACAAAAGCGATCAATACATTCAGCCAACTGACCGAAGTGGCTGCCGGCAATGGATACACGACAGGCGGCTCGAGTTTAACCGCTGCAACGGATTTCACAGTCACCGAAGTTGATGGCGCAGTCGGAGCGAAGGTGGTCGTCGCTGACGTCACTTGGACGGCAAGCGGTGGCAATCTGCCTGCAAGCGGGGACGGTGCGAGGTGGGCAGTCCTCCTCGACGGTGCTGTCTCAGGTTCGAACGTCCTGGCATACTTTGACCTTGTATCTGATCGCACTGTCTCGGACACACAGACGCTCACGATCCAAGCCGCTGAGATCGACGCCAACGAACCGTAAGCCTCCGAGAGTGAGGTAATCAATGGCGACAGTCGTCACAAGTATCGGAAGCAACTCCAGCATCGACACGGAAACTCCGTCGAGTTGCAGCGGTTCATACATATCCTACGACGTCACATTCTCAACCGATCCCACCGGCGTCAGTGTCGGCGATCGCGTTGAGATTTCAGACGAATCGATGTTCTGGGGTACGTTCGTTTATCGCGTGACGGCGATCTCTGGCAGCACGTACACGCTCGCCTATATCTCAGACGATGCAGGTGCGGGCGATACCTCGCCATGCGACTTACAGGATTCGTCGTACAGCCAAGCACCCGCGACCTTTAAGCGATTCTATTCGTCGATCACGAACTGGGAAGCAGGGCTGGACGACTCGGAAGTCTACTCGTCTTCAGATATAGCGGTCGGTGAGTGCCACAACGACTCGGTGTTTAGCGAATATGTCGCGATCAACGGAGGCGGAACAGTCGGACTCGCGTCGGTCACGTTGTCCGTCCACTCAGGCAGTCGGCACGATGGGACAGCGGGAACGGGTGCGCGGATTGTCCCAACGTCAACCCCGTCAGGCGTCGGCATCGTCAACATCTATCGCGACGACGTAACTGTCGAATGGCTCGAAATTAGTGGAGCATCAGCAACCAGTAACGGCAACGTTGGCGTCAGAATTACTAGCGATGCAGATTCGAATATATTTATTCGCAATAACATCATTCACGACATGAATGACGCTTCGACGGTTTCTATTGGCATATACGACGCGGGTGGAGGCGGTACGTCGCGTTATGTTATGAATAATTTTATTTATAATGTCAACAGATCAGCGGGCGACTCATTTGGAATATATGCCTACACGAGCAGCGGCTTCGGAATATATTGCAACACTGTTTTTAATGTCACCTCCGATACAGATGACGCTTCTGGCATATACGTCCGCAACTCAACATCGGGAATCGCTAAAGATAATATTTGTCTGGGCGTAACTGGTGGAGGCACTGGAAGCTGCTTTGAGATAGGCACTGGAAGCGCAAACGCGGCGAGCGATTACAACCTTTCAGACGATGCAACTGCCTGGGGCAGCAATAGCGTCACCAGCTCCGACGGTGCAACGGCAGCGAACACGATCGAGGATACGACCAGCGGCTCAGAGGACTTGCATCTCAAGTCTGGCTCGTATGCTATCGGTGCGGGTGTCGACCTCGGCACAACTCCCACAGGCGTCGAGATAGACATCGACGGACGCAACCGCGACACCGAAGGCGACACGTGGGATATTGGCGCGGATCAGACCCTCACGACAGGCGTGACGATCACACCCTCAGCGGCAGCGTTTGAGTTAGCTGGGATCAGTCCGACGATACCATCAAGTGGGGTCACCGTATCGCCAGCAGTCGCGTCTTTTGAACTGTACGTTCCTAATCCAATGACGAGGAACCCGTCGGGCATAACCGTCGTCACCAGTATCGGCAGCAATGCCAGCGTCGACACAGAAACGCCGTCGAGTTGTTCGG